CTCTACGACCTACACCCATGAAGATAAAATTGACATTATCTAAATTACGAAGAATGAAATCCTTAACGGGACCTTCAAAGTCACCATTCGACTTACCATAGTGGTAATTCGTTCCATTATACAATATTGTTGGGCGCTCAATGTCCTTTAGACGGTATCTCTTGCTAACGTCTGTTCCATAATATGCCTTTGGTAGCAAGTTAGGAACGACGGTGATGGGAGTTTCTACACCCAAGTCAATCAATAGTAGCTTTAGGTTTTCGGTTGAAACAACAACTTCATCGACCTTGCGGAGATTGTCTAGCAATGTCCTAGCATTATCAATGGTGAATGACCCGTGAAGAGGGTGCCATTCGGGATATTCGAATACATAGTCGTCAAGTTCAGCGATCAGCTTATACTGGTACTTCTCTTGATACTTCTTGTATACAAAAATCTCATATGTTCTATTGTCTTCATATGGATTCTTAAACCAGAATGCTCTCACAAAAGGAAGAATATCTTCCTGAGTGATAATCTGATTCTGTACCATACACTGAATCTTTCCAGTATGTCCAAAATGAGCATTGATTGAATTGAACGGAAATATCATTCTGAACTGAGCAGAACCGCTAAAGTCAGAAGTATATCCGTAGATATATGGCTTTTCTACAAGTGCAACAGGTCCAATTGCTTCGGCAGTTGGAACTGAGACTGTAGCTTGCAAGGTGTCCTCAGGTGAAGCCGGATTAACCATCACGGTCTTCGACAGATAATTCTCTGCAGTGTTGTTTATTCCGCTCAATAGTGAATTACTATGTGTCGCAAGAACCTGAGCACTGACCTTTTCTATCATCTTAGGTGTGATAAGTTCCTCAACATCCTTAATCTCTTTACGGAGACTAGCAATCTTCTTATTGGATGTTGCATTGCGGGCTGCGCCTGAGTATCTATTTTTGCGATTCTTTGACATATAATTATTCTAACACTAGCCGCTAATGCTGGCGCGAATTTCTTCAATGACCTCTAGCACCATTTCCTCGTCGTCGTATGGATTTGCTTCTAAGAATACTCTTGTCATTGAAACCATATTTTCGCTGTAAATTGCAACACTCATATCTTCGAAAATCTTGACTTCTTCAGGTGTTTTGTCTGAATTGATTTCGTCTACGCTGTCAATTACCTTCAAATATGCCTTATATGAAACAGGATTCTTAGATAAAACTTCCTTTTCTATGATATACAATTCATCTTCAGTAGTTCCATCTATATACTCTAATTCAACAAAACAATTCTGTAAAGTAGGATATTTCTCTATATCAGATCTACTCTTTAGTTTAACAAATCGACTAGATGAAGTATTTTCAATAAATTCTCTCTCATTTGTTACTACATCCAAAATATGAAAACCTTTTTTCTCAGTAGCATCTGCAAATGTCAATTGGAATGGTGTTCCAACGTAATGAATACTGTGTCCATTCAACTCACGATAGCTTTGTGTGTGGAAATGCCCTGATATTGTATTTTCAAAATTATTGAATAGTATATCAGGATTCATCCCATTTGTGCATATGGAACCTGCTTCAAAAGGAAATCCAACGGTTTCGAAATGCCCTACAACATACTTAAACTTTCCAGATACTTTATTTACATTCTCCTCAAAAGATTGACTCATTGTGCTTGTGAGCCAAGGTACTAAGAGGAACTTCACACCTTTTATTTCCATTGGTGTTATTTTAGTGATGGCCGTTACGTTAGGTTTTGACCAAATATTAGACAATGACGTAATTGTTAGATCGTCTTTATAATAGGTATCGTGATTGCCTTGAAGAACGATACATTTGAAGTTTTTGAGTTCATTCTGAAACAAACCTTCAACAAATTGAGCTATCTTAGAATCAATTCTCCTACGCTGATCATACAAGTCGCCAGTGAAGATAATTGTATCGATCCCTCTTTCCGTCAATACTGGGATTAATGTTTCAGTAAAGAAACGCTTCTGTGACTCAAACAACACCTCAAACTTAAGAGAATTGTTTGGCGCGATACCTAAATGAAAATCACCGACTATTGCTATTTTACTCATGTACTTATGATAGCTTCTAGTACACGTACCTGCTCAGAGATTCGTCCCATTTGAGTAAAAATTCTATGTTCGAATACTTGATGAGGTCTGACTTTACATCATCTATGATCTTATCTACAACAAAGGCATGATCCATATAATAGTACGATATTCCACCTGCACGTTCCCACATTGCACAGTTTTCAGAATCATCGTCTATTAGAATATTAGGGCATATTCCATTTTTAGCATACTCGAAGCGATCCTTATTGACTAGAACTCTATCAAGATCAGCATTTTTGAAACCAAGGTGAGTCCTTTTTCTACACCATTTCAATTTACCCATCTCCATCGTAAGATCACCCTCAATAGATCCAGTAAATATGTATGGCTTGAATGGCTTAAGGCTACGCCACAAAGCATCTGCGCATCTAGTTTTCGGAACCTTAGCCCAATAATCTAATTTCTGATTACTCATTCGCTTATGCATATATTTCCTGATTATCGATCTCTTACGATATACTTCAGGAGATATTTCAGAAATAGAAATACCTTTACTTCTCATATCATAGTAATTAATCTGAGCAAAATATCTATAAAAGTCACTCAAAGTGCCTTCTAGATCTATGAATATTCTAGGACTTGAATCCAGTTCCCTGTATTCAAATGTTTTTTTCGGAACAATCAGCATTACTGAAACGGATTACTATCCCAATCTAATCGATCTACGTTCAATTGAGTGTATCTATCTTCTCCGTCGTTATTATCGTCGTCAAAAGAGTCCTGATTATATTTCATCTTCTCTTCAAAGCTCTGACTATTATCCGAGATAGCCTTTTCTTCTTTAATCACTGCGATGAAAGCGTTGTATGCATACTTTGTCAGATAATTGAATGGGTTTCTCTTTACCTGATCTTCAAAATCCCGTAATAGTGTTTCTGGCCACCTACCAAAAATCTCTTCTCTGAAAGTTTCCTCATTAAAAATTGGAGAAGTAATAGTCATTCCTTTAACTTCATCACTCATTAGGTCAATCAATACTTCTGGATTGTTTAGCTTACGAAAATCATATTCAAATATCTTACGACCCATTTTGGTCTTTTCTTTACCATTCGGGGTCTTTATCTTAACTTCTAGTAGACTATTGTAAAACTTCTGATATGAAATTCCACGAGTGTTCAGCCAATCTTGAAGTACGTATGTCTTCTTCCTAAAAAGCCATCTAATCAAAAATTCAAGAGTATTTACATAGTTGATATTATATCCGTGGGCGTATCTGCAGATATGCTCATGTGCCCTAGACTTCATATCTTCATTCCATCCATTATAATACGATCTGAATTGGGCACCTTTACTATATTCTTCAACTATCTGAATAATATTAAGACCTAATTTTCTACCTATTTCATGATCGGGATTTATGCTTCGCATTATTACATATTCTCGAAGGTTGGCTTCAAGCACTTCAGGATCAATGTAATATTTCGGGGTTACTTCTTTCTTAGCCTTCTTAGGCTTATTCTTAGCTTCTAACTTTCTTTTAAGACTCTCTTCAAAATCTAGATATTCATTCAAGTCAGATGAAGTCTCGGAGTTTTCTATATCGCTCATATCACACCTCTTTTATATTATTTTAGCAACATTATATTAAGAGGAGTTAATCCATCTAAATTCTTCAAGCTGAGTAATGGATTGAGAACCTTACTGTTTTTACGACGCACTATGTTAAATAGCTCAAGCAGGCCAATCTTACAATCAAATGAGTAACTTGCGTAGTGTAAAAAAGTATCTCCTAGAATGTCTTTGAAAACATAACCAGAATTATCTAATAAAACTTCCTCGCAATAAAGAGGGAATGTATCATAAAAAGTCTCTACTAGATCATCTTCACAAAATAATTCAAAGAATCCTGTATAATAGCTCATTAAGACATTGCTCATAATCTGTTCACTTGTCATATTCCACTTACTCATTTTATTAGTAGAAACCCTAATCATACTTGAGTAATACGAATCAGTCTCTGTAATTCGTAAATGATAGTCATGGTATGGCGATTCGGAGGACTCAAATACGAGTAATGGATTTTCTTTAACATATAGTTCATTAAACAATTTAGCGTAATCATTCATCGTCATCGTCATCTCCACCCATAATATCATCGAATGACTTATCACTCAACTCTTCAGGTGAATCTTCATCTTGATATTCTTCATCAGACCCAATTTCAACATCTTCCATAAAGAAATCTTCAAGTTCTACTGGAATATTGCACCCCAAATATGCATTAGCTACTTGAATGGCTGAATCTACATGCAATCTATCAAATACACAACCAACGAATCGATTGTTTATTATTTGAGCATTCTTCATGCTAGAATTCATAAACTGCGACACGCTTATTATTGTTCCAGCTAATGTAGCTCTTTTCATTGAACTTGATTCAAACTCTACCTTATGCATACTACCTGATACTAAAGTCATTCCGTCCATTTCACAATTATAGTAAGATACAATATGCTGGACACAGTCGAAGAAACTAGCCCCTTCTAGATTACAATCGATGAATGTAACTCCAAAGAAACCGACTTTATTAAAATTTGAATCACCTAGATCACAGCCATTGAATTGACACTCTACAAATTTACCTGCCGAAAAATACCATGCAGGAATTATACAGTCAATGAAGCTACAGTTACTAAAAACACAACCATCCATAACCGTTCCAGGTAAATCACATGAAGTGAAATCGATCCCGAAGAACATGTAACTCCGAAAAGATTTACCATAGTCAACCGAAACTTCAGATATTCCGCGCCTAATAGATGCAATTATTCTTCCAACCATGTTAGGATCTGATACTGGTTGGCTTTTTTCATCAGAAGAATCAAACTCTAATACATTTACCAAATTAATTGGGTTTTTAAGTAATGATTCGTGAATTGTTTTTTCACTCGGCTGACTATAATTATAGTCATTCATTGCTACTATTAAGGACCCAATATCAATATTGAATTCTTCAGCTAATTGCATATTCCACTGAAAAGAAGATAATCTGAACAGATCCGAAATTAAGGTATCTTCATTTCTCATAAATGCCTCCTATAATATTTAGTATCAAAAACTCTTAACTTCTCGCAGGACACTAAATTGATTCTTTAGTTCAAGCTCATATAATGCATCTAAATTGTCATATAGAATATCTTCTTGTTTATGAGTAATAAGAACAATACTCTTGTTATCCTTATCGGCCACCTTTCGAATGGAATCTACTGCGGCTGAGAATCCCTTGGCGTCTAAGCCCTCATCCGCGAATTCGTCTAACATTAGTGTATTACACTTTATGTTTCCAATACGTTTCACAAGGTCTACCATGGCAAAAAGAATAGCCAGATTGATTCGAGTCTTCTGACCCTTCGACATCATGGAATGCTTCTGACCTAAACCCTTTGGAGCAGTAAGCGTATGATTGAAATATTCATCAAACTCAACAGTAACGGGTAAATCGAATCTGTCGAGGTAGAATGCTATTAGTTTATTGAGTACTGGCATAAACTCGCGTAAGAGCATTCGCTTAATTCCTTCATCAGAACACATTCCAATAATGTAATTGTATGCGTTAATCTTTCTCTCAAGTAATGCTAATTCACTATTTTTATTGGCTATTAATGTATTGGCATCATCTATTGATTTTACGGCAAATGCCTTAACATCACTTTCTTCAGGCTTCTCAAGTAACTTTGTCTTCTTCACTCCATACGAATGCTTTGAATGATCGAGAGTATGAATATATGATGCTGTTGAATATACAGTAGAATTTCTCTTATTGATTTCTAGATTATATGCATTAATTTCGTTCCTTACTGATGTAATTGCATTTTTTACATTATCTACCACAGGCAATAATGCAGAAAGCCGATCTAGTTCCGCTCGCAACTCTTTACCTTTTATAGAAATTTCTTTACAAACACCCTCATGTTTCTTCTTATGTGTTTCAGCCTGCTCTACACTAAACGAATTTCCGCATTGAGTACAAATTACATTAGGCGCTATTCGATCAATCTCATTTTTCTCTCTCTTATAGTCTCTTTTACACACTTCGAGTTCGGCATTAACCTTCGCTATTGCATTGTATAGTCCATTAGCATCTAATTCAACCAGTTTTTGATTAAGAAGAACTACTTCATTCTCAGCTTCAGAAATTTTATCTCTGAATAAAGCAATTTCCTCAGTAAGTGCTGTAATATTATCTCTCGAAGTGTTTTGAGTTTCTTCAATAATCCTGATCTGCTCGTCAATTTCTGCAATTTCCTCTTCAATATTAGAATTTGCCATGTTTATGACATTAGTGTATTCTACTATTTTACTTTCAGCAGTTACAATTTCCTGAGAAACCATTCTTTTCGATAGCTGAGCTTCGCTTAATCTTTCGTTTACCTTCTTCTTATAATCCCTGATCTGCTTAATAGAAAATAAATTCTCAGAAAACTTACGCTTCTGTTCAGGAGTCATTGAAATGAAGGGAGTTCCTCCAGATACTGCAATAGTATTCTTAAAAATATTAACACCAAATCCAAGAATAGTATTCTCGATGTACTCTTGAAAATCAGGCACTCCTGTTAAGAGAACATCATTCTTGTAAATCATTAATCTCTCGGAAGCCTTCCTAGATGTTGGCTTTCTGACGATCAAGTACGTATCAACTGTAGCACCTTGAGTCTCCAATAGAAGACTAAGATATAAACCCTTCTCGTTTATGTTATTGGTCCATTCTGATTGAGTGGACTGTCTATATGTTTCATTAAATAAGCAAATACACACTGCATCTAAAATGGCTGACTTCCCTAATCCATTTTCACCCATCAACCCTATCACGCCGTCATAGAAATTGAAAACGAATTCCTCATTTCCAAATCGTAAAAAATTAGCACCCCTGAGAGTCTTAAGTGAAATTGTGTGAGACATTTAGATCCTGTATCTGCTATAAGGGTTTGAAGGTCTATTTTCCTTCGGTTTTGGAGTTTCAACCTTCTTCTCTGATATGGTAGCACTATGGAAGTTTTCCGAAGTTCGAAAATACATATATTCTGCCAACTCAATCACTCTCTTAGTATATCCTTCTTTGTAATATTCACTTGCAATCTTAAGTGCTAGTTCATTCTTACGCATTGGGTCAGAATCAACAGTATGTATTAGATTCTTGAAACGAAAAAAGCATTCCCTGAATGCTTCCTCGTCTACTTCTTCTGAGGGAAAGTAGCTTTCTTCCATTAATCTAGCCTCACTGTTTTTCTTAGACCATCGTCATCGTCAAATGCAACAATAACTTCAATACCAGAATTATTCACTTGCAAGTCAACTGTTAAACATCTATCACCCAAGAAAGGTAGTAGTTTAAGTTTAATTGCATAGCATATGCCATCACTCATTAATTCTCCATAAAAATCATCTAATATTTCAACTACTTTTTGCATAGACGCAGTCGAGTCCTTACCGACAATATCATATATCCACGAGGGGGCTTTATATGAAGACCTCCAGTATGGATCTGTAACATATCGCCAGTCAGGGTCAATGGGTATTGTACTGATACCATCTAGCACATTAAACATTAGCTCACCTTGTAATTAGTATCATATTCTATCGCATTGATGATTTCTTGTTCATCGTTAGATTCGAATACCTCAAATTGTAATATGGATCTTCCATTTATGATAGGAACGAATTCCTGCCTGAATTGCTGTAGTCCAGTATCTTCGTAATATACTATTCCCACACCTTGTTGCCAGTTCTGATATGCCTTAGCTCCGGGTACTGCACCGGGATCAATCTTACAGAGACATCCAAACGATGCTGCAGTATACATGTAAGCAGTATCGTCCGCACCCCATAGAGTCTTGGTGGCTACCTCATATCGATGGATATGTCCCTGAATCACAGATACTCTAGTATCCTTGACAACTGCAGAAACAGTAGCGCCTGATTCACCCTTAGCTATTTCTCCATGAATACATACTAAATTGTCATTTAGCACTACTTTGCCCTGTGGATAGTTGGGATGATATGTAATATTCATCCTATCCAATCCGAGCAACTTTGGAATGGAGAGTAGAGGAGGGCCGTCTAGATCATCAACAGATTTTAGACCGTATGCTGAAATAGCATTCTGCATTAAAGCCTTCTCAGCCCTAATGTCATGATTTCCAGCTATATAATCAATCTCCATATCAGGGTCAATATCTCTAAACTGAGCAAGCCACCAAGCTAATTCAACAGCCGCAGCTTGAGTAGTAAAGTAGAATTCAGGTCCAGTAGGATACTTGGATTCTTGAGGAAGATCTAGATTATCTCCCAAAAGAACAATTCGATCTGGCTTAATATATCTTGCGATCTGAAGAGCAACATCCATTGCCTGTCTATCGTGAATTGCCGTTAATTTTCCATTTATCATATTTCTGCGAAATCCTACTTGCATATCTGGTAGGACTAATGCGGTCTTAATAGACTTGCTCTTATTCTTAAGAATCTTTTTAGATGCTGAAGGTTGGATGTAGACACTAACCGCCGCCGGAATTTCATAATTTGTAATTAACTTAATGCGTCTGAAGGAAACCTTAATTTGATGGAGTTTAATTAGACCTTGATCATTTGGCCTCATTCCATCCCATTCATTGTAAGTTACGTTTGAAACGTCCCATATACTGCGATCAACATCTAACTCAGACAGCAATTCATCAAGTGACTTCTGTTTCCCTGAATACTTGATTGTGATTTCTTTGGAATTTTTATCGTCTTTGATTTCTTCAATCACAGAGAAACTCGAAGTTTCAGATGGAGCCTTCAAGTTATTATCTGAATTAGTAATGTAGTCAATTAGAATATTAGCAACTTGAGTTCTGGTTACAAAATAAGGACCTTCAGTCCTCACGTTTTCGCATATGTAGTTTACTGTTTTTCCTTCGCGAGCGAGCTTAAGCACCTTAGATTCCACGTTCATGTCTGCTCCTTTACTGTAATTGTAGCACTTTCACATAGTATGTAGAAAAAATGTGCTAAGATACTCACAGACGAAAGTTTGAGTTGCACGGAGTCAAGGGATGCCAAAGCTGACGAAGCTGGCCGTGTGACGCTACGGAGATCGTTGCATATCGTAACCTTCGGATTACAGTATGGGAACGCAAGTGGGCCGGATGTAAGGGAAGAGACAAGCCTAAGAGTAACATCCATTCGGTCAATCTTCGAGGGGGAACGGGTGCGCAAATAGAGTTTCAGTATTTGCGTATACGGAAATAAGTACTTCTATCTTACCATCATAACTCAAAATGATGGATAGGGGGATAGGGGGAACTGGGTGAGGAGCGTCTGGCTAGATTCTTTTACAGACTCTACAGACTCTACATTCTATGGATCTCCAGATAATACTAAAAATCAAAAATATGAAAAAAGAATAGACATTCTAGACTGAATAGACTCATTGAGAATCTGGACATATCTAAGCTGAATCCCAAAAATCAGCGTTAAAATATAAGTATGGAAAGAGAAAAGAAAACTAAAAAAGTCTCGAAAGACTCTAAAGACTCCAGCAGTCCCGAAGTCAAGAACTATGTCAACTACAATCAACTCCGCAGCGGAATCATAGACGACATTAATAAGAAATTTGAAAGTCCATCAATAAAGGCTTTTGAAAAGTCTAGAGATGACTCGATTACTAAATTGATGCAAGAATTCGAAGAAGATACTGAAGTCCCTACTGATCTTGATCTACTATATAATTACAATGCAAATATAAACATTCTCATTGGAAAGTGGCTTAAAAAACACACCAAATATACTACTGGACTAAGCAAAAATGAAAGAAAATTATTAGCTCTAGAAGCTGATATTACCTATAAGTATAAAAGAGATCCAGAAGCACATAACGGAGTTCTTCTAAACGATAAAGAAATAAGAAACATCATTATTCTTAGTGATGAACATATTGAGTTAGAAGAGAAGATAAATAATATAAAGGCAGTAATAGCAGTAATTGAAATGGCTTTAGCAAGACTAAAAGACATGTCATTTACTATTAAGAATGCCTTAGAAACTCTAAAAATAAAGCACTTCATCATAAATGGTAATATTTAAGAAAATAGATAATTCACATGCTAAGGTAATTTGGAACCCAACTCCAGAAGATCCATATAAACAGAGTCCGTATGTGACTCTAGATAATCTATATGCTATTAGACCTGAAGGATTCATGTTTGATCCTAGATTTCAAGCTAATAGAAAAAAGAGATTCTCTAAGTATGATGGAAAAGTTAGGTTATACAAAATCATACCTAGTTTACTTCCTATGGGATTGGTTAGAGAAGCTGTCAGATCATTGAGACAGTTCGGATGGACTGTTCAAATAGACGATGAAATAATAAATTCATTTTCAGATAGAGTTGATTATTCTGAACTAGTAACTTCATTATGTAATGCTATTCAAAAGAAGAGTGGATTAACTCCTAGAGATTATCAAGTAAAGATACTCGAACTAGCTCTAAAACTAAAAAGATCTGCATTTAGAGCGGCTACTGGAGCAGGAAAGAGCCTAGCAATGTATATGATTGTTAGATTCTTTAGACGAGCCATTAATCCAGACATGAATTTTCTCATTCTAGTACCTAATATCAACCTAGTTAATCAGCTATATAGAAACTTCAGAGATGACTATGGCTGGACAGATATAGAAAATTATGTCGGAATGTATCATTCTGACTTTACTGTCGCTGAAAAGAAAATAGCTATTAGAAAACCAATTCTCATTAGCACTTGGCAGTCAATGGGGTCCTTATTAGAGAATAAGTCATTTGAGGATTATTTCAAAAGATTCTCTTGTTTAATGGTTGATGAACTTCATACTGCAAAGAATGATCACGCTGTCATTAATAAGGTAGTCTCGGCATGTTCTAATGCAGAATATAGATTTGGATTAACTGGAACAATACCCCGCCATATTTTGAATCAGAAAGTTCTGATTGGAAATTTCGGTGACATACAGCAGATTATTTCGTCTAAGGAATTAATAGAAAGAGGGGAGCTTTCAAAAGCTACCATAGTTGAAGTTAAAATTCCATACGACAAATACACCATCGAATTGTGCAGAAAGAAGAAAATTCCGCTTAATGCAGAATATGAGCTATCTAGACTAACTAAGTCACATGAATATGCCATACATAGTTTGATTCGCGATGGAGTAATTACCAAGGATCAAAATACTCTCATTTTAATGAAATATGTCGAGAATAAGGAAGTAGATAATATGGTGGAAATGCTTCAAAAGCAACACCCAGAATTTAAGATTAGATTTGCGCATGGTAAGGTTTCTGTTAAGAAACGAGATGAGATATTAGCTGAAATAGAAAAAGAATCTGGTATGATTGTAGTTGCAACATATGCAACATTTGGAACTGGATTTAATATGAAAAACTTACATAATGTCATATTCTCATCTGACTGTAAATCATATACAAAGATATTACAGTCTATCGGAAGAAGTCTCAGGTTGCATGAATCTAAACAAATGGCTCGAATATTTGACCTTCACCACGTTCTAGAAGAATCGTATTATTCAACTAGAGCTAAACATGATATGGAGTTCAGGTCAAATCTAGCTCGTCACTTCTATGAACGAGAGGAATTCTATTATGAAGAAGAATATCCGCAGGAAGTCCACGTTATAGATCGAGAATTCAGTTTCAATGGATTGGATCTTGAAGGAGTTAATCTTTCATACATGGAAGATGAAAAAGATGAAGATGCTTAAATAGAGATATGCTCTTAGTAAAACCGTCAGAGTCAGACTCTACAATTATCTCCATAAAAGCAGAGTATGCTACAAAATTAGTAGAATATCCATTACTTGGTTCAATGGAAGTGCCTGTTGGCGTTTATGTGACTCAACAGCAATATATCTTCTGGAGAGACGTTAGTTCATATCTCCCATATGGAGCGTTCCTTAAAAAAGCATATGTTAGACCTGATGACCATGCACTTAACGGCTTAATTCAACTAGAAACATTAAATCCATCTTTCAATTTTGATTCTATTACTGCAAAAAGGACTTCTTCTTCTAGCTCACCTAGTAATGGAAATAGTGCCAATTTCTTTTCGAACAAATTCACTCCAAATACAACAAAAGCATCTAATAGCGACATTAACAAGACACATCCTAATCTTAACGGTAAGTTTAAGTCTTATTATTTACATCAGTTTGACTATGATTCTCTGAAGAGTGAATTGCTGAAGGTTGGAGTTACTTGGAGTCTACCATTCGATGATAGTTATCAAAAGGGTTTGTTGATGGTTATTAGTCTAGAAAATACCACTATTGACAAATCGCAGGTTTCGACTCTGATAAACTCCATTATTACGCAGAATATCTATTTGAATGCATCGAAGTGTACATTATCTGGAACAGATCTAACAATTGAATTTAAGTCAGGTGAAGTTTCAATTAAACCTTATGAATTTGGAATATTAAACGTAGGCCCTAATAATAATGTGGCCGATTGCTTTTCCGAAAGAACTCTTCAAACAATATACAACAACTTAAAAATAAACGGATACGGTGATTTAGATGAAGTTGTGAAGCCAGCGGCACTCAAGGGTTTTCCATTAAAAACTCGTAAAAAAGGAACTGCTTTAGCTAAAGCAATTCGAGACTCATTGATTGACGTTCTAGGCGGCTCGGAGGGTATTGTAAGCGTTTTGCAAGGTTCAACCAACGAATACCTAATGGCTCTCATAAACGGCCTCATAGCCTCTAATAACGTGTTATATGACGAGTTGGACAGGCTTGGTGGCGGCAATGTAAAAAAGAAAGCACAGGAAGCATTTGAAAGCGGGATGAACAGGGCCGTTGTATCTAAAAATGTTCTGTCATTGCTCAACAATGGAAGAGAAATTAATCAGAACACAGGTAAATCTCTTCTATCAGTGGAAGATTCTAATGTTGTCAAGTCGAATGCGGCGGGAATACAGACTGAACTAGAGCTATCCAGAAAAATAGATATTGAAGCAGGTACTTAAACTAGTTCGTAATTTAGTTTAAGGCTCATAATCTTGTTTTGGAATTCACATCCCTTATAAGCAGATAGCTGAGAGACAAAATAGTCGCTTTCAAAACTATCAAGATCTCCTAACATTATTTCACCTGTTGAGCTTAATGGTATTTCAACTGAATACTCATCACTAAACTTGTCATATTGTATGTTTCGAACATTCGTAGTTGCTATATCACTTTCACTTCTAATAGGTGCTCTGAAATTTTCAGCAAATCCATATTTGATTTCAAAGTCGTCGTAGCATTTGAATTTCAACCATAAACATGGATTTACTATTTTTGTATATGTTTGTACCCCGTGACATCCTTCGCCTCTACATGGAAGTTGCATTGTGGTTCCATGTAGATATTTCTGGTATTTTAGATGCAACTTCAATTTGAACTTAATCCAACTTTCGTATGAACGATTCACCGGACTTGGTCCATATGGCGCTCTTATGGGGTAATTGATTGAGTCTATGCTGTCTAAGTATGTTGCTGAATCGACGGATTTATACGAAATACTGTTTACTTCCGTAGCCTTGCCTGCCAATCCGGTATACTTGATCAGCACTATATCTAATAGTTCGGTCACATTGGTATTTATTCCTACTTCTTTTGATGCTACAATCTAAGTATGGACACCAATGAAGAACCTTTAACTGAAGAAGCCTTCGCGGACGCTTCTAATAAAATCACAATCGCATTAGCTCAGTTGGGGGTAGACTTCACTGGAGTTCGAGATCGATTGGTTTCTGACATTCTTACAGCATGCGATGGCAGTACACCTGAAAGTGAATTACAAGAAAAATCAAATGAATTATATGATAAGATATTTCAGGAACAGGTTGATATATATTTGAGGGCATGTGAATACTTTGTTAGCGTTTTTATTGAGTACGCTAAGAAATATGACGTTGCTATTAAAGTAATTGACGTAGATACTATTTCTATGAGCGATAGTAATTCGCAAGAAGCTATTATAGAGTCAACCACTAGACTTATTACTAAATTAACAGATTACATGATTGGTCCGAAGGATGATTCTGAAGATGAAAATTCTCTAGAAGATAAAATGAACATTATCATTTCGATGTATCTTGACACCTCATTTATTTTAGGGTTGACAACAGCCAAGTCATTAAATTACTTTGTCAATAAGGCAGAGGGTGTAGAGATTGATGAGTTAGTCAAGGCGTTGGAGACTATCTTTCCAAGGATTTTCTGACACATCGCCGCACCCACACGGAGATGTTAATGTTCCAAACTGAATTTAGTGCGCTCAAGAGTTCACTAGAGAGAACGGTCGCTAAAAATCCAATTTTAATGAAAGAACAAGAGCATTTTGTTTTTTCGTGTATTTCAATTGCCAAGAATAGAATCTTCAGACTAATTTTGAAAGATGATAGATCTTACGCAACCTTCCTAGTAGAAATAGGTAAATTGGTTGAAAAAGGATGCGAACATGAAGCATTCATGCCGTGTAAATTTACTAATGAAACCGAATACGATTCAAATTTGGCTAAGTCAACTGAATTCGTTCGGAAGATTAATGAATATTCAAGATTAGAAGTTATAAGTAAACTACAGAAATACAATATATCATATGACATTTATCTAGCATGCTTAACAGAATATACAATTAATAACAGAAAAAATTCAATCGTTGATATTCTATTACGAGATTTGGATTTTTACGTAGAAAAGATATGCCTTTCTAATGTAAAAATAGTTTTAAGAATTCTATCATCCTACAGAAATACAGATTGCATGACAGTGAAGGATCTGTTCTCCGAGGGAGTAATAGGTCTTCGTAGGGCAATAGAACTCTATAATTGTGAACTAGGTATCAAATTCAGTACTTATGCTTCACAGTGGATCAAGGCTTCGATTAACAGGGCCATTGCAGATAAAGACTCACTAATCAGGATCCCTGTAAATGTCAGGGAACAATCAAAAGAAATCGATAGGATTAGAAGAGATCTAAAAGTATTGCTAGGGAGAGATGCGACCGAAGAGGAAATCATCGATAGGATGAAGAAAAAAATATCTTCACTGTCGAATATGGATATTAACTTCAACTATTATCAGATAGACGTTAATCCTCGTGAACAGAATCTAGACATTAACGGTAATTCTTCGGTGGATGCTTCATTTGAAGAAAATCTAATGGACGTAAATATCATAGACGAAACTGATTCTTTCACCATTCGCAAATTACGTGAAGTGATTAGGGATTATATATATTCAGTAGATAGCAATAAAGAAAGATATTATCTACAGTATCATTTCGGATTGAACGATAATAATTCAGTGAAGAGTAAAGAAGAAATAATGGATGCATTGGATATTCAACCATGTGAATACGACCGAATTAGAAAAAGAGCACTATCCAATATTAAGAAAGTGATGAGCAGGAATAAAACTGCATTAGACGCATATTCTATAGCGTCAGGATGGGATTCTCACTCTAATTTGGAGCATTAAGATGATAGAATTGTCTGGATATACTGGCAAAAGCGCAAGTAGCGTTAGAGATCGGCTATTAGCCTCGCAAGAAATGAAGGCTACCAAACCAACAAATCACAAAAAATACTCGATCAAATATAGTGTTCAAACACTCGTAATGGGTAAAGGATTTTCGGTACTCGATGACGGTTTCATTCACCCTATTGTAATTGAAACTGAAGTTAACTCAGTTGATGAATTCGAGAATTTTCTAGTAGACACGACAACTAGCAAGCATAAAAATCCCCAGAAAATGAAAAATGGTAATAAACATACCATTTTTTCAAAAACTGATGAGGATTTAATGTATGTTGATATTTTAGAGATCAGCAAAACTTAATATGCGGCTCCTAATGGAGGAGCAGATTCATTTTTCAACATATTAAACCACAATTCGAACATTTCTTTACCATCATTCTTGATTTCGGTTGCATTAACTCTACCTCCTCCGGGTAGAGTTCTGTCGTATTTTCCTATAGATCTTCCCCAAATCTGCATCAACAAACCAGCCGCTATCTTTACAAAAAATGGATGTCCGTATATAGTACCTAATTCAGCCCTCTTATATGCCCTACCTACAATAGTTCTTGGGAATCCAGTGTCTCTTGGAGGTGGATATATGTGAAGTTCTTTTTCGCCTTTTTCATTGACTATTAGTTTTGGATAGAATTGCTCTCCAACAGCTTTATTCACTTCTGATAGAAATAGTCTAGATGATGTGTATGAAACAATATCCCATTCGTTGAAGTTTGCATTCAACGATATTAGAGTTTCCATCGAGCTAGTATCCACCATCATGAACGGCGATTGTAGAATACCTCCCCTAGATGGCCATAGTTCAATAACACTTTCTACATTATGTGGCATTTTATAAATTGACTGGTGTGGAATTGCAGGTATCATAATCCAAGTCTGATATACTGATTCATTTGTGTTATATCTAAAAAACAAATCCATCGTTTCGTTAATTGCTTTATCTAAGTGGTTCATTGGGCTTATTGCATCTGGAATTAGCTTTAGATTAATGTCAACCATTGGAGCACCAAGTTCCAACAGTATTAGTTCTTTTACTTGATCTCTTGTTATAAACATGCTAATATTTAGCTTCTTCCAATAAATAAACCTAGAGGTAAATAATGAAAACGTATGAACTTGCTGATATGATCCCTGTAGCTATCATGGAATCAAGTATGCCTAAGGTAAAACTCGGATATGGATCATATCTAACCGAGTGTATATCTAGAAGGACATTCTTAGAAGCCTCTACTGAAGCAGGTAACACCCTAAACAGAATTGCAGATAAAACTCTCGCGGAATTAAGCAGAAAGGGATCTGTAGATCCTGAGGCTTTCAGTGCTCTACTAATATTTTCTGATAAGGTTACAAAGATATTAGAGCAGTTAACCAGACAATATCATGATGAGACAGATCCAGAAGCCAAGAAAAAACTAGCCTCTTTGATTCTCTCCCATAAGTTCCTTTCGAATCCAGCACAGGATGGGATATTAAAGAAGGCTCTTGCGGAAGCTAAGCGTTCATCAGGAAATAGACTTGCTATGTTCATTAGTATTATTGTCAGGCAGATTGTTGACAAGAAGAGTGGGCATCCTATTGAGGATTTCAAGAAAGAAATAACCCATCTAAAAGAAGCAATTGAAAAGTTCTATTACGGTGAATTTCCTTTTCAGGCTACAATTAGAGCTTATAAGGAGCACCTACTAGGACCTAATAGTATTATCGACATAATGGATAAGATTGCAGATAATCTAGTGAATTCTGGACCTGAGATTGGTAATATAAGCACTCAAATCATTAAACACGGTAAGGAAGTTAAGGGCTTTAAGGATAATGTGCCTGCAGGTGCAGATCAGAGATTTACTAATCATCAAATGAGTCATTTTCATGAATCTCAGTCGATATTCATGGAAGCGTTTGCTGAGTCGCTAGAATATTTCTCTCGTAAAAACCTATAATATCGAATCTATTCAAATAATTGCCGATATTTGATTTGAAATCTCCCAGCAATGGGAGATTTTTTTGTATCGTTTCACTATATGCAATTTCTCGATCTGCGATGGTATACCCTATTAAGTAAAAAAGTTCTCTGATTGTAGTAATAGAATCGATTCTCAAATAAGATCCTCCAAATATTTCCTCAGAATTCCTATCACAGAAACCTATATAAAAAGACTCATAGTGATCGTCTTCAAGGAGTTCTAACAAGATTCGACCAGTCTTGACAACTGTACTATCCTCAACCTTGCATCCGAGATGAACATTGAGCATATGGACCTCCTCATGTGTTTAAGATACTATGAACACTCAAAAAAGTAAACAAAAAAGGGCCTGCATTTCTGCAGACCCCTAGGCTCAGATCAACCTTCAGCTAGGATTAGTAGCTGGTGGTGATATTTGCGAACACGTTTCCGAAGTAGCCATTCAATCCAGTGAAACGAATTTCACGATAGAACAAGCCAGATCCGAAGAGGTTGTCGAGGATTGCGTAACGGGTCTTGAGGATGATCCTTGGAGATGCATCTTCAGAACCGACGGTCTTCTGAACCATGAGAGGAATATATGGGAGATACACGATACCAGCGTGTCCGGGCTTCTGTCCCTTGTAACCAACGAGCGCGTAGCTGTTGTTTGCGAAGGTATCAACGTAAACGTCGATTCTGGAGCCGTGGATAGTACCGATCTTAACACCCATGACAGTACCGTCAACATCTGCAGTATTTGCCGTGAAGATACCAGTGTTCAAGCTCTGGAGTGCAGTTGCAACGTCCTGTGAGACGATTGCAAAGTTACCGGGGCCGAGACGAGTGGTACGGCGTAGGAAGTTAGCTGCTGCGATGATTGCGTTCACGACGTTAGCAAACTTCTCCTGCGACCAGCGACCGTCACCTGCAATGATGTTACCCGAGGAGGTGGTAACGCCGGGAGTAACGTCGATCACGAAAGGAGCGGCTCCGCCAAGAGCGGTGTTGATTGCTGCAGAACGCATACGGATTAGGAGTTCCCTGTCGAGTTCCTGCTGAAGCTCGTACTGGAGTCCTTCCATCATGAGGGTTTCAACGTCCTGACCGTGAACTGCGGCCAAGTCCTGCTGAAGCTCGATGGTGTAAGCGGTCTTGATTGCACGGGTTCCAGCCTTAATAGCCTTGGACTCGACAACCAACTTACCGCGAGCAATCTGCTCTCCGTCAGGAGCGTTTGCGGTGCCAAGATTCTGAAGGGTAGTCTGTCCCGGAACCTCAGAATAGTTGGAAAGCAATTCACCCTGTTGAGTGGTAAATGCGCTAGGAGCGGCAGAAGTTCCGCGACCAGTGAACTGAGGGAAAACGGTGTTGTAACCCATTTCGTTTCCGATGAAGTTTCCGTTTCCATCATATAGTGCATTACCGTCGTCATATGCAAATCTCATTGCGTATGCCAATCCAGTAGGACCAGTTAGAGGCTGAACCTGAGTTACATTCATTGCAAGTAGCTCAGGCAACATCCTTCGAACAATAGGCATTGCATACTGTTGGAACATTGCCATATCGCTAGTTACGTTCTGCGATTCAGGAAGGAATCCCTTATTCAGCTTATACTGGTTTTCAAGACAGACGGACATAACTGCAGCCTGTGCAGTTCCTTCAATCTTTCGGCCAACCTGAGTTGACTCGATGACTGGTGCCCATTTCTTCATGAGCGAGCCATGCTTAGAGTAAAGAGTTGTAGACATTCTATTTTTACCTCTTGGTAGTTAATAAGGAATTATTCGTTCCTTGTTTAATATTTAGCCACTTCTAATGTCTAACAAAAAAACATGCCAAAATATGTAGAAGAAATGAAAAAGGCCATCTTCTGATGGCCTTTCTCTATTAAATTTCCAAGTTTCTATTATAGGTGACCGAAATCTCTCATAAATTCGTCTGCTGGTCCCAATTCTTGATTATCATCAGGTAACACTACCTCAGAAGCCTCATTTACTATTCTTTTCTTTAATCCTGGTATACTGATCTTTTTCTTAGGTCTAAATTCACCTTTGTTAGAAGTAGTACCCTCAAGTATTGCGTCTACTTCATCAATATCATAGTCAATTGATTCAAACTGAATCTTTTTCTGACTTGGCTTTCTTGTATTCACAAATTGAGTTAATTGCTTAACTAGTTCCTCGTCAGGCATTTCTGATTCGCCTTGAAATTTAGTAATAGCTTCTCTGATAATATCCTTATTCAGTCCAGCTAGATGATTCGAAATCATCTCATGTAGCTTCACGCGCATCTTAAGCTCCTTGATTTTTTGAGATTGATTGTTAATTACTTCAGTCTGTTCAGTAATTATTCCAACTACTTCATTAGGTAATTCTGCAACTTCATTCTTTCCCGCATTTAGAATTCCACTCTCTTTTAGAACTCTAACCATAGATTCGACAACTGGTCGATATACTTCTACCTGTGCTTTTAGTTCAGGTGATTCAAATGAATTTTTCATAATAGATTCAGCGATAAACGATTGCAATCTACGGTCGAGATCCGATTTGAGTCCTTCAAACTTTTCCCTATACTGTGCCTCTAGGCTAGTTTTATCTGCTTGATTTCCCATTAGCCCTTCAATGCCTCCAGCAACTTATTGATTGAGTGATATGATGTCTCCATTGTGACGTTATGTCTCTTAGTATTGTAATCAACTTCTTGCTTAAATTCCCTAACAGCTTTTTCAACTGCCTCTGTTAAGAGCGGTATCTCATGGGCATTAACTGCCTCAGTGATAGCGTGAAGCATTGCAGACTTGCCGTAAGAAGGTCGTCCTACAATATCAACGGTAATTAATTCATAATCGTCTGCAACATATAGTTTTCCATTCATCTTATAAATGGAACCTAGACCTCTTAATGAGTTTCCAACTGGAATACCATTCTTCACCAATGCTGCAATAATAGCTCCGCATGGCAGATCAGTAATAACACGAGACTTAATCTTCAATTCATCTCCTACCATATATAATTTTTCAATTAGATGGCAGGCTTTTTCTAGATTGATTTCAGTGACAGGAAGTAAGATGTGTTCGCCTTCAGAGGTGACGGCTGGGTGATTTAATTCACCGAGTGAATTGAATGTTTCTATATAATTTTTAGTGTATTTCTTTGCTTGATTATCCATATGTGAACTAGTGTATATTCTACCGTTAATACCCTCAACTTCACATAGAATTGCAGTTCCTTCTAATTTAAGTCTTTTTTCGTGACCTCCAAATACATTTTCATATATTGGCTGTAACTTATTCTCACTTTGATAGTCAGCTATTGTAGACCCCTTATGGCCAACAATATCTCGCCCTTCAAGTATTAAATTAGGCATTTAGTTCTTCCTTTATTCTATTGGAATATGTTCTAACTAATTTCTTTTCTGTTACTTCAACAGATTCTTGAAGATATTTACTAAATGTCACAAAGTCTCGATTGAGTAGAGATTCTACTAATTTATTCGAGCTAGATGAATTGCTAGAAACTTCCATGATTATTATTTAGTTTTATGTTGAATATAATTAAATTATCCAATGTTCTCGGCTGTAGCTGGAGCCTCGCCCTCTTCAGGGATTGGGGCATTTTCTGCAGGTATCTCTTCAGTACCTCCGGGTGCAGGTTCAGGTGCTCCGCCCATTCCATTTACTGCAGATCCGAAATCACCGAACTGTCCACCTCCGCCGCCACCTGTCATATCAGATGGATTGGATAGTTCCATATTCTCTTGATCAATTTGCTTCTTCTTTGCAATATTTCTAGCAGTTGCCAATCTTTCACGTTGAATCAATATCATATTTTCTGCGAATTCTTCATCCGAAAGATTGAAATATTTCTTCAACACGAATTCCTTAGCGAATATCGAATTAGGACCTTCGGTGCCATCATCGATATACTTAGAAGCCTTTTCAAGAATATCGAATCTAGTATTTGTTACTTCAGCTTCTTTATATAGCTTAAATAGATTAGATTGAGTAAATTTACAAGTGAAATATTTCTCATTCTTTATATCGGCTTCATACTTATCCATTGTTTCTAGATACATTATGAATAATGGAATTGCAACCTGAGTTGAGAATGATCTCTGAAGTCGCTCGATGAATCGAGTTAATACTATTTCATCTCGGGTGATTTCTCCGGGCTTACCTACAGTAGCCTGTGCCTGTTGCTGCCCTGCCATCGTCACACTGCGAGATGCAGGGAACAATAGCGCCTGATACAACAACTGCTTAAAGTAATTCAAGTCGGTGATTTCACCTAAATTTGCGCCCGCTGCGATGGTATCAATCTTTGCAGCTTGAGAACCTTCAGGCAATGCGAAGTAATAATCCTCCATCATCGCAGTGATCTTTTCTAGACCTACAATGGTACCATCTTCGGTATTGTAGTATAAGCGACGATTTAGATTTTCTGACTGTCTCCTCAAATGCTCTTCGGCCTTAATTGGGGGCATATTCCCCGTAGGTATGTAGAAGGCTCTCTTTTCATGACCTCTTAGAATACGATAACGAACAATTGAATCTTCGATATTCTTGAGTTGATTAGCAACTTTTCTAGCATTTTCGAGGAAGGACTGTCTATCGTTAATTCCACCGAATCCACGCTCTTTATAGTCCCACCATAGAATTTGATTTGGATGGTAGTCTACATAATCTTTCGTTAAATCACCGCCCATTGTATAATAGGTCATATTCTGGCGATTGGTATCATATGCAGTCTTATCGATTATCTGGCGATAACCAACGACGACTCCATCTTCCACAACAACGATCATGTTATATGAAGGCAATAGACGAATACCTGTGATTTGATTCATTGACTCAGAATAACCAACTTCAAAGAATAAACCACCTTCGATCAGAAATTTCTTAAACCAATCCCATGCATTGTCGTCAAAATCCATTACAGTCTGCAACATTTCATTGAAATCTTGCTGTAACTGTACCTTAGTTGCATTTCCTATTGAGACATTTGGAAAATTCTCGAATATCTTAAGAGTCGAGATCTGACCCGATTCGCTAGTTACAATTGCTTCATTACATATTGTTTCTAGGACATACCTGACTTCAGGTCGCTTAGCCAATCTAACATAATTAGAATACCTAATCCTTAACTGATCAGCCCATTGACTGCCTAGTTTATCTGCTAAATCCTTACGCCTATCAAGAGG